CTGTGGTTGTATTGCAATAACTTTCCTGATAAGTACTCATTTAATAACCTTTTCAGTTAAAATCTTAAACTCCTTTAATAATTTCACTCATCCCCCTCGCCCTATTTGGTGTCTGTTTTGCCCAGCGTGAATCCAGCATTTCGTTTCCTGCTAAAATGTAATCACCATTTTTAATGAAGTCTATTGTCTTTACAAATTTGCTTACGCCTGTTACACCCAGCTGATAACACATCTCTATAATGACTTCCTGTACAGCGGTGGGTTGTGCATTCAGCCATTGAAATCTATTAAAACAATCCAATATTAAAAATATCATTTTCCGTTCAAGGATTATCCCTGCAATATCTTCATCCAGTTTAAGATTCTTAATTGCAAACCCATAGCCTATAGTTTCATAGCCAAGTGTGTCCACATAAGACTTCTCTCGAAATCCTTCATGGTGCTTAATAGATTCAATAAGGCGCTTGTAGTTCATTTCTTTAAGGCATTGCCTATCTTGGTAAGTTTCGCACTAAAAGCAACACCAACCCATGCTGATATAATTATCATTATGGCATTGAATTGCTCTTGCTCTAAGTAGCCCAGCATATACAATGCAATTGCGATTGCGCCTGCTGTCATACCCATTTGACGTTTCTTTGAGTCTTGTCCAATGAATAGACCCATTATGTTCTTTAGCATTCCATTCTCCTATAGCATTCTCATTATTAGATTAATTATTATTGGTGTAACGATAACAGCCATCGTTCCATACGTGTGAATCTTGGCGATCTTTATTTCTTGAGATTGCACCTTGTCATTCATTGATTCGAGATGGCTTTCAATTCTTTCTACCCGCTTAAAAATTGTAATCTGTCTTTCGTCTAACTTGGTTAGATAACTTATTATCTCTGTATGTTGCGTCATTTTAGCCATATTCCTATTTGTCTGTCATCCTTCTCTTTTCAGTCTTTAGACCCCTGTCACCATTTAGTGGCAGTTTGGTCTTAATGATCAAACTCTTTAGTCTTTCGTTAGGCACTACCATTTTAATATTCCAGTCTCCATCAGATTTCATGTAAAATATTGTTTTAGTAAATCCAACCCTTACGATCCTTGCTGGCTTTTCATCTTTCCCGATGTACACCACATCATCGGAATTATAGTCGTTGCCGAAGAACACCATAAATGCTTCGACGGTGTTATGGATAACATCTTTGAATAACACGGTAAGGAATCCCACCGTGAGAATCCAGCCATATTCACCGATGAGTGTTTTAGCAAGTTCTTCATTTATAATACTATCCATATCGCAATTCCCGTTTCAACTACCACATCAGAGATTGTATTCTTTAACCAGAGTCCTTTTGAGCCATACGGCTTCCATCCTTCCACATAATACTCGAAGACCTCCCATGCTATACCTATTCCAAATACCCACAATACAGCACTTACTGGGGTACATCCTGACCATAGGCATACCTTAGCAATAAAAGCACCGCAGGCAATATGCCACGCAGTCCAAACATCGCCCCAGGCATTAATCGCTTGAAAGTATTTTGCTATTTTCATAATTTTAAATGTTTAGACACTTCTATGTCTTCACTCATTTGAGAAACTATTCTTGAAAGAAGTTCCGATTTAGTTTCACTGCTATCATAAACAACTCCACGTTTATCATAAAAATCTTTTATCTCTGGTTTAGTATTTGCATCAGTAGGATAATCTGCCTGTGTAGTGGCGACACCATTGATTATATGATGACCTCCTACAAGAAATCTACCATGTCCATCACCATGCTTCTTAGCGCATTCAACAACAAAGAACTCTTCAGCAGTTTGAAAACTATTAGTCTTTTTAGCCACTGTTCCATCTACATCAACAAAATAATCATAAGACGAAGGGTAAGCCAGAGTCTCGGTAGACCCATCTGCGTATGTTTTTGTGCGTGTAGCACCGGGAGTAGTATTTCTATGAATCCTAACTCGATGACCCTGACTGCACCTTCTTACAATCATGCTGCTGCTTCAACCTCTTCTACTTCTTCAGGTTCGGCAGTTAATGATGTCCGTAGCATATTGATGAATGCTTCCTTACCAACAGCCAACTGGTCAGCCATAAACTGATTCGTATTCTGCTTGTTTTGTAAATCATTAATGTGATTTACCATTGATTTTTGCTCGTCAGTCATATCTTCTATGATGTACTCTTTATCATCGAAATTCAAGACTGGCTTTTTTTCTTTTTCTTTTTTAGCCACTTTTGACTCCTTTGTTTGTTAGTTAAAATTTTTAATAGTATTCTACACCAATATCTAATACTGCAGATGTGCCGGGGTCTGATTGATTATTACCAGTTCCTGCACAAGATACATAAAAATACATAGCAGCATCACACCATCCATCTGAATCGGTTGTTGATGCAGGTATCTCAGATACCCAAACCATTCCTACAGGAGAACCAGAACTTGCTAGTATATTTGAGTCTGCATTTTGAGTAGCTTGAGAACGAGTAGTACATCCAGTACCATCATCAGCACCTAATAATTCAATTCTACCAGCTATTACATCTCCAACAGCCTCATCAGATGCTGTTCCCATAGATATGCTATACACAGCAGTTCCATTGCTTAAAGTAATTATTTTACACCAAACCTTACTAATGTGAGAATATATAGGGATTGAGAACATTGATGTACTTGCCGCCCTATTATCATTTCCAAAACCTGATGAATAACCACTTAATGTTGCTCTAACAGTTTTCCATTTTTTAATTCCATAAGAACCTATTCTTACTGCGTAACTCTCAGTAGCAGATTCTGCTAAAGCATAATATCCCAGATATGTATTATCTTCACCAGTTGTAATAACATCACCTGCATAAGCTCCAGCTGCAGTATTCCGTTTGCCATTTGTTAATTCTTCTAAAGATTGATTTCCAACAGCGGTATTATTCGTTGCATTATCATAAGCATCAGCCATTGCATATCTTCCGATTGCAGTATTATTTAAACCAGTTAAATTACTACTCTGTGCTCCACCTAATGCAGAATCACCTATCGCAGTAGAACTACCCGCAACTGTAGCTTTCCAAGCTGCCTTATAACCCACTGCTGTACAAGAATCCCCAGATGTGAGGGAGGAAAGAGCAGAATGTCCAATGGCTACTGTGCCAGTTTGAGTAGCAGCTCCTACAACAGCATCAGCACCTATAATAACTGTGGAACTAGCAGTGAAAGATGGGTTACCAGCGGCTGAATACCCTACGATTGTATTAGCTGATGAACTAGTAAATCCTCCATCCAGAGCTTCTCTACCAACAACAGTATTAAAAGAACCAGTTGTTACTCCCTTTCCTGCTCTATATCCCAAGAACGTATTGTAATCACCAGTCGATAAAGCAATTCCAGCTTCTGACCCTACAGCAGTATTTTCAACTCCAGAAGTGAGAGCTTTTAATGCTCGAAATCCAAGAGCTACATTATCTGCAGCTACGTGGTCTACTCCAGTCATCATAGTTTCAAAACCTACTGCTGTGTTTTTTAAAACTCCAGCATTAGTATAAGCAGTCATTGAATTATAACCGATAGCCATATTACCACTGCCATTTGCTGGTGTACCATCATGACCGCTGGTAGTGTCGTTAGCTGAATATGCACCATGCCCAATAGCAACAACTCTCGAATCAGTAGTAATGGCCAACCCTGACCTATAACCAAGTGCAACATTATCATCACCTTCTGTGACAGCACTTAATGACTCTACTCCGATAGCAACATTGTTACCAGCCCCATCCATAACTCCATCAAGTGACCAAGCACCAATACCTATATTATTATTAGAAATCGCATCTTCAGCCCAGTCTCCACCACCTGCTAAATAACCTATATATGTACTATTATTAGAAGCTGGAGCGTCACTAGCATCTCCACCAGTCTGAGCCATTGCCCCATATCCAAGTACAGTATTATTAGAACCAGTTGTGTGTTGTGCCATTGCACTACTTCCAATAGCGACATTGTTTGTTCCATCTGTAATTGCATACAAAGCATCTCTACCTATAGCAACATTTGAAGCTGCACTAGTAGCAGTATATCCAGCTCTTGCTCCAATATATACATTATCATCTCCAGTTCCAGCACCTCCAGCGCCACTATAAGCTGAGTATCCAACTATTACATTAGAATCTCCTGTCGTGATTCCAGCTCCAGCATCAGCCCCAATCGCAATATTTGGATTGGCACTATCACCTACACCATCTACTGTAGCAGTATTTTGTGCTGTTAAAGCTTGATAACCTATTGCAATATTACCGTATTGATTCGTAGCGGCAGTAGAATCCAAAGCCAAGTGTCCAATAGCAATATTGGCAATTGCTATACCAGTTCCACCAGTCAGGGCTAATCTACCAATCGCAATATTTTTTTCTGAAGTATCCCCATCGACAGCCGACATCGCAGATGCCCCAATAGCAACATTATTAGACTCTGTACCATCAGCTACTAACAGAGCATTAGCTCCAATCGCTACGTTATAATCCCCAGCTGTATTTTCCGTTAATGCTTTATATCCAATGGCAACATTATTAAGAGCAACTGCAACGGCATTTGTAGCCCCCATTGCATCTTCGCCTATTACAACATTGAAATCTGCTCCAACATTACCTAATACTGTTCCTGCATCTGTAAAAGCATTTTTACCAAATACTGTATTACTAGTATTACCATCATTATTCGAGAGCGAGATTCGGGAGTTGTTATCGAGAACCAGTTTTGATGCTCCACCAGTAATAAGATTTAAAGTATCTGCTCCGCCACTACCAATTCCTGTATTAGTATCATTTGAAAATACAAACCCCGGTACAGTAGCTGTTATAGCCCCACCCGCTATTGTGGGGTATTTTCCACCTAAACCGCCACCACCATTGCCGACAAAATTATCACCTTCGAAAAAAAATGTAGGTCTTTCTGCCTTAACAAATACAAGTTTATCATCAGAACTCTCATAAAATCCTGTATCGCCATCTCCAAAGGCTAATGATGGGACTGCTGCTGAACCTAATGTAGTACCAACTATTAATTGACCAGTAATTGATTCATCATATGTGTTTGTCGCACTTCCAGATACAGTTAAATCACCTGATATGGTCAGGTCGCCAGATATTGTACCGCCTGCCCTTAAGGATCCTACTGTGCCGATAAAGCTATTTAATACACTCATCTTAGACCTCCACTATTCTTACAGTGTGAGCCGTAGTTGATGTGCTTAGGTGATTGAAGTAAATATCACCAGTAATCCCGGATGCTTCAAGACCCAATGGAACTGTTATGAATGTTAGGGTGTTTCCCTGGAGTATTAAATCCCCCGTGGTATTGCAATTCGTCTCTCCGTTTGCGAAGTTAAAATATATTTCACCAGACGAGTATAATCCTAGCTGACTTGCCCCTGTTACTTGTACATGAACTGTATTAGCAACATTGGCATTAGATCCTGTTGTGGATACAGCATTGACAGTCCATTGACCACCTGAACCTGCTGCATTTACTGCTTGTTGAACACTTAATTTATGTAAGTTTGCCATTTTCTTCCTCTCTAAGGTTGACTACCGTGAACGAGATTGTGTTTGGTAGGTTATTTGTTATCTAATCCTTTTTTATTGCCGAAAATCTTATCCCAATTTTCTTGCCATTTTTTATTTGTAATTTTAGTCCTGGGGAAACTGCCCTTGCCTTGACTTAAGCCCAACTGTTCTCCATTAAATTTATGAACCTTGCCAGACCTTAATTCTTCACCTAAATCTTTCATTTCTTTTTAGCCTTTGTCTTCGCTTTCTTTTTTGGCTTTGGGGCTGCCTTCGCCTTAGCCTTAACTTTCTTTTTGGGCTTTGCTTTAGGTTTAGGTTGCTCAACAATAGTATCCTCGGGGTTCCTTCTATCTAATACCTTCACATACCCTTTGGCTTTTAAATCTTTGACTTGCTGGATCACATCCTTGTGATCGTCCTGCTCTGAAAATCTTTTAACCCGTTTATCTTTTTTATACCAATATTGAGCCATTACGTTTCCTTTACATTTATCATCGGGGGGGCGATTAAACCCCCCAGATGATTACTTCGGGGTTAAGATTATCCGTTATTTACGACTCTATAACCACGTTTATTACTTGAACTATCAATCAGTACTGTTCCGTAGAGCAAATCAGAAACGACCTTAGTGCCAAGCGCATCAATCGAATACTCTGCCTGGACTCTAACGTCTTGCTGAACTGCTACTGCAGCCGCAGAGCGATGAAAAATCGCACCGCAACAAACTGAACCACCCGTTGAGATAGTATTAGACATATAGACATTAATTCCATGTAGCTTGCCTATGAATCCTTTTGAAGATCCGCCGTCATTTAGGACACTTGTGTTACCACCAGCATCTGCTCTCCAGAAAAATTTGGAGATACCAGCATTTGGATCAAGGATGTCTGCCATCATAGTTGGATTAACCACCAGTGAACAATCGCCATCCATGTAAGGTACGTCGTTCTCACCAAGACTGGCTAATGCAGCTTGCCAATCAGTCACTGAGAGATTATCGTTACCGCTTCCAAGTGCCACACTTACATTCATGCCGTCAAGGTCATCCCAAATATCAGCGTCGAGCTGTCTTGCGAGAGCTTCACCAAACATTTTAGTGTATTTTGCAACCAAGTCAGCTTCTGACTGAATCATAAGAACGTCTTCAAATAACATAGCATTGTAATAATGATCCGTAATTGTAAGCGAAGTTTCTGTTGTCGCAGTTGCGTCATAGGTTACTAACGTATTAATGGTTTTGGATGTTGCCGCTTTTAAGTCGATCTGAGGTATGTGTATTGTATCACCAAAACCCTTACCCTTGATCAATGCAGAATAGTCTTCAACTAAACCTCTGAATACTGTTCCACGTTCAAAATATCTATAGATACCGTCAGCCCATACCTCGGGTACGAAGTCATCCGCAGTTGATGTTGTGTGAGCAGCACCTAATAATCCACCTGTTATTGCCATTTTTTACTCCAATTCATCTTTTAGCATAGCCCTTCAGTATATCACCCCAATTTGAACGTCTTTCATCGGCGCTCATATCTACCCAGCTTTTATTTGTTGGGTTAGTTGATCGAGCAGGGGAGCCACTTGTAGGGACTACACTATTAATTTCTTTATTTAATTTATCAGTCAAAGTGCGAAGTTGAGCCACGGATAAATCTCCGAATGACTCTTTGTCTTCATCACTTAAACCATTAAGCAGTTCCTCACGGTAGGCATCTTCAGCACCTTTTAACCGAGTGTAATCGGTTTCCATTGAATCTATATGACCCTGCCTTTTCTCGGCAAGTTCTTTCCATTCGTTTTGTTCTACCAATCGTTTATCCTCTTGCTTTGCTATCTTAGATTCCAGGTCAGCAAGTTTGGTTTCTGCTTCTTGTGCCCGTGTCCTATACTTTTTGCTTTCGGCTATGTAGCTACCGACATCGGGAGTCTCGGTAGTTTCATTCTGGCTATCAGTTGCCATCTCTTGTACGTTATCTTGTACAGCTTCTTTAATCAATTCAGACATACTGTCTCCATTTCAATTAGTTAAATTTAATTAAATTTCTATATTAAAAAAAACCTTTTTACGATAGAACTTTAAAATCCTATCATCTATCTCTGCATCTATGAAATCCCTGGCAAATTCCCAGTTCGCATCATTGAGTCCATAAATGTTCCGACGTGGCTTATTTAATCTCTTGGGAGGATTGGCATTTCCTAATACCTTTAAACCGGAGCGGTAATTTATTTCCACACTATTCTTTGTTGGCTTCTGTGCCTTGATGGAATTTAGCATTTCACCGGATGCCCTCAGATTAGGAGGTGAAACCTGCCTGCTGGAACTAACACCCTTGGGCGTTGCCTTCCCTGCTTTTTTTAGGATTGCATATTCCTTACTATATTTTTTAAACGGCTTACCCGTCGGGTCCTGGCTTACCCCCTTATCAGAGTCGGTAACAATCCGGGTTGCTAACTTACCGCCCAGTTTCAACCAGTCAGCCCGGACTCCCTTTATAATCTTTTCCGGTTTAAAATTTTTCACTTTACCTCCCAACTATGACGACAGTTAAATCCACCCCTAACCCCAAAGGGAGTATCTGAAGGTATTTCTGATTCTATGTAGCCATCTTTGGGTTCATTAGATTTAGTAGATTTACATTCATCTCGTGTAAAATCATCCTGAGGTCCAACGTAGATCCATTTAACATCCTGTCCTTCAAAAACCTTGAAACGGCTCATATCATCAAAGATCTTAATTCCATCATAGACCATAACATTCAACTGGTGCGTTGCCAACTTGCTTCCTACCATGTTACCCGTTACCTCGCTTATTGATGCCCCGCCATAGAGACCCCTGAACAATTGGTTTTTCAGTTCAGAAGCATACCTGTCAGCGTGTCCTAATAGTCTCTTGTAATCCATGTCCCTTAAAACCTCTAACCCTTCAACACTCGCCCCAGCTAACGGATCAATGCCTCGCTTTCTTGCTTCTTTTACTGCTGCCGCTAACATCTTCGTATACTCTCCATCAAACTTATCAAGCGCAGATCCATAGCCCCTGTCTATAATCTCCTGAAAGAAATTTAATTGAGATGTTGCCTTTATTAATTCCGTATCCGACATCTTCTTCAATTTGACGACCAACTTCTTCAGGTCTTGCTCAAAGGATTTTTCCAGTAAGTTAATCTCCGCAATAAATGTATCTACGGCAGGCTGTACGTTAGGCATTTAGTATCTTCTGAAACTCAGACTCAGGCTTAATGGCTTCGGCGGTCATCCTTGTCTCCCTATTCACCTCTGCCATTTTCCGTTCAAGCTGTTGGTCATTCATATCCGGGTTAAAATATAATAATAGATCCCGGTGTGACATTATACCATTAGCAAGTTTCCAATCAAGCCACGCCCGTTCTTCCTGTGGCGACATAGGGTAGGATACCTCACCAAAATCAACAGAATAATCCTCAGACAATGTCATTGCATTATGCGTCTCAAGGATAGTCCTGTCTATTTTATATCTCTCATGCTCCCATTCCCGGAATAGGGACTCATCGGTTTCCCTTGATTCGAGGTTCTCTATTTCAAGGATTCTCAATGCCTCGCCACTCGGAATATTACCCCCTGACTCACCCCATCTGATTCTTAGTTGGTTATTCTCGGCAGTTTGATTTGCCATAGACTTAACCGCTTCAATTAGCTCTGTTATTGTACCGCCGGGAGTTACATAAGTAAATGATGCACCTTCTGGCAGAATTAATGCGTGGTCGATTCCACTTTTTAATTTAGCCTGACCTTCATCAATTCCGGTAAAGACAGGTTGCCCTAATCTGAACCTAACGGATAGGGCTATTTCAGTCATAGCTAAACCGATATGCAACCCAGCCCTCACAACGTCGTAAGCATTAGAAGTGTATTCTACCTTACTGATGGGATTGATTCCATAGGGATTGGTCATGTCTTCATTTCCAATAACTGCGTACCTTTGCCCTTTCCCATTAAACTCAAAGTGCATCCCTGGAACATCATCCCTATCCTCGCTCCAGAATACATATCTCTTGCTTGTATCGCCGGACTCTATTTCATAGGCATAGCCATACGGCTCCGAATCGCCAGTAAAATAAAACTCCTTAACGCTGGGCAAGATCTCATATTCAATTCTTTGCCTTCTTTCGTTGTATCTTGTTTTCATCCAACAACTACCCAGCAACCAACTCAACTCAGCGAACTCCCTTGTCTTACTGTTTATCTTATAGGTAACGGAGTTGTATTCTTCGCTTATTTCTCCGTTAATTAATCTTTGAGGCGGTTCCTTATAAAGCATCATCCTTGCCCTGGCAAATCTCGGCACACAAGACTGCACGAATGGCGGCACTTGACTTAGGCTATCCGAAGCAAACCACGGTTCAATATGACTATCTAAATTCTGATTATAATAGAAATCCAGACTCTCCATTAGATTGGAGTTCTGATTGTTGAGATAATTATTATAGGCTTTTCTTACACTTTCTAAGACTATCGCCTCTGATAGCTCGGGGATTACAACCCGATTAACTGATCTGCCGAAATTGTACATTTTTCTTTTTCCTTTTATAATATTGGATTGATGTTATTTAGCATTGATTACCATTTCAATGCTGAGCCTACCATCCTACGGATAGGGAACTTATGACTAATGGCATACGAACAAGCATCCAGGGCATGGGTAAGATCCACCTGAGATTTATCCAGTCCACCCCGTCTATCCCTTTGACATTGTTCAAGGTCTTTAATTAAATAGATACAGGAAGGATCAACAGTCATTCCAATATTCCCCTCTGCATCCTTGAGCTTGCGGTTCAGGGCATTTAATCTATCTATGTGGCTGGGGTGGGATGCCTTGGCTATTATTAGAAATCCGTGGTCTCTCAGGATTTGGTGATCACTTCTTCTTGACGTGGTTGACCTGGCTTTTCCAGCAGGGTCGGGATAACACTCAATGTTAGGTGCAATCTTCTTCATTTCAATAGCCAGTTCTTCTGTATTACTATTCTTCAGCCTTACCTCATCAAAGAAATGTATTGTACTATCGGTGTACTCTGTAGCAAGTACCGCTGTATTATAGTCTACATTATGGTCAACCCCCCACCATAGCTTATTAGATAATTCCCTTGCCTTGGTGCAATGGATACTCCTATCGAAGTTCCACGCTGCACGATTTCCGGTGGTCTCAAAGGATGCTTCGAACTCCTGCTTAAATATGGCTTCATCCATAGTCCTCTTAGCCCTTTCTATTTCTTCTTCAGGAACCCAGCCACCTTGTAAGGTAGTAAACTGCCAACTTCTCCAATCGTCCTCACCCTGTCCCCTCTGGTATAGATCGTACATAATATCGAACCCTGAAGGTGTTCCTATGAATAGAGCCTCACCTTGTGTTGTTGTGAGCATGGGGTAAATGATCTCCTCCCATACATGGGGCTTTATATATGCCATCTCATCCATTACGCACTTAGTTAATTCGACCCCCCTTAGATTATTCTCATTATCGGCACCCTTAACTGCTAACTCTGCACCGTTCCCAAAGGTTACGCTCATCTCTGATTCATTTAGCTTGGCTCCATTAAAGGAATGGAACATCTGCCTCAATACGGGAAAGACAATCATCTTGCCCTGTCGGTAAGTCGGTGTAATGAACCATCGGCGTTCGTTAGGTTTAAATGCATCCTTCAGTAGATACATAAGACTCAATGTAGTCTTACCCCACCTACGACCAGCAACAATAACCTTGAACCTGGCAGGATCTCTAAGTATGTCCCGCCTTGTTTCGTTAAGCGTCCAGCTAATCATTTATGACCATTACTTGAATGGGCTCCGATTTAGTAATCCTTTCCTGGCGTTCCAATGCCTTGCCTTCCAGCCGCTCTACAATGAACTGTATTGCCCTTAGATCGCCCCCCTCGGCTAATTGAAACAGTTTAGCGATGACTATCTCCCTCCTTTCTTTTTCGTCCACCTTGCTAAAACTAAAATCTTTTATCAGGTCTGTATAGGCATTCCGTCTTCCATTAAGGTTCCCAGACTCGCCTTTCTTCCATCTATTGCCGAGCGTATTCCCCTTTGCAAAGCCCCCCGTTTCCTTGTGCTGCTTATGTTTGTTCTGTGTTTCTTTATCTGCCATGATTTAATAACTATCCCCAGGGGTTTGGTTTGGTTCCCTTGGTTCTTATCTTTTTTTAGTGGAACGGGATTTCTTTGTTTTCTTTTTAGATGGACGTCCTTTCTTAGATCCGTATGTTCCTTTACCTTTGGGCATAGTAATTCCTTATAATTTTACTTTATAATTTAAAAACATTTCCCATAGTATTAAAAATCTTTTATATAATAAAAAAGCCCCAGAATTACCCGAGGCTTTTTATTGATTGTTTTATTGTCACTTTCTCGCTTCATTTATCCGTTTGATTAAAGATTCATTCTCTTTCAAGAGTGCTAAATACTTGTCTTGTAGTTCGATGTGTTTATCTTGCAGCTCGATATGTGTCATTTTATTTCTCCTTCTTTTTTCTTCTTTTCTCTTTTAAAAATTCATTTCTTAATTTTAAATATTTTTTAAGAATTTTACCATCTTCATATCTGATTTCTAAGTGTGAGTAGGTTGTGTCATCAACATTGTCTGATGTTAGAAAATCAATAAATTCGGTTGCTCTCATTTTCCACTTCCTCCAAAATATTATGATTCTCCTTATTGTCAATAGATTCTTGTGTACCATCAAAGTATTCCATCTTAAAGTCACAGTCATCATCTCCACACCATATAGCAGTCTCATCGTCCCCTGTAAGGATACACCTATTAATATTCCATCTGATAAACTCCTTTGTCTTAATGTAAATCTCTGCATATCTTACTAATTTATCTGACCCACATAATGGGCATTTCAATATATCTTTCATTTTATTTCTCCTTTAATTCTATCCGAATAATGTTATATTTTCTTCATGGAATGTTGCAAAACCACGTTCTTTTATTTCATCATTTACGGTTTTATTTTTTTCAATCCATGCTTTCGCCTGTTTGTGAAAATCCTTTTTAATTTCAAATCCATATGCCTTGCGATTTAAATTGTTTGCGGCGATCAATGTAGAACCACTACCAGCCAATGGATCAATTACTACTTCGCCTTCATCTGTAAATATTTTAATTAGTTTTTCCAATAGTTTAATGGGTTTTTGTGTTGGATGTATTTTCTCATACAATTCGTTTTTATCGTCAGTCTCCCAATCCATGACATTAAATACCATTTTCCCGTTATTATTGAATTTTGGCAGCTTATCTCTATAAAAAACTAATGCATATTCAGCGTTTCCCACAATTCTCATATTTGCTTTTAATACTTGTGCTGAAAAGTTTTTGCGGAAAACTAAATTGATATGTCCGTTTATTCCATATCTTTTAGCAAGTTCTATTAAATACATTTGCTGATTAAAAGCACAAAAAACAATCATCGCTGGTGCTTGTCCTCTTTGCTTTGGTTCTTTTCTCATCATTTTACTGCAAAAATGCATAAATTCTGCTGGTTTGAAATTTTTATCTGTATCAAAAAATTCTTTCCCGGCTAATTCACTTTGTCCGTTTTTATTATCACCTCCCACATACCAAGCCGGATTTGATCCATAGGCATTTATGCCTACATTATACGGAATGTCCGCAATGACTAATTGAGCTTTCGGAATCCCATATCCTTTGAAATTCTGATAATGGTCATTAAATAATTTGCAAGGATATTGCCTAATTCCATCTCTATTTGATTCATTTTTCATTTTATTTCTCATTTAATTCTCCCCCCGCAAGGATGCACCTTCCATTGTTAGCCATTTCATTCATCATCATCATTTAGTGATAATGCCTGCTTTTTAGCGGGGGGGGAAATTTGTTTAACGCTTATTCTGTATTGCTTACCGCAGATCATAACCGTAGCAAATTCCTTGTCAATCTGGACCAGTTCACCCGTGTGACGTGTGCCATATAATTCAACCCTGACTCTGTCGCTTTTTTTCATGCGAATAATTCTCTTTGTGCAAACCGCTTTTCTGCTATCTTAACATATTCTGGATTCAATTCTATTCCTATCCACTTACGTCCCAGCCTCTGTGCTACCCATCCAGTTGTACCAGATCCAAAGAATGGGTCAAGGACAATTTGTGGAACTCTGTCAGCGTCGCAGGAGCAAGTTGGTTGCCATCCAATATGTGTTTTTTCTAATACCTTCCCGCCACTATTAAATGAACCTCTGACTCCATGATCAATCATATTATCACCCATCGGACCCTTTCCACTTTCATCATAAGTTCTACCACCCATCATAACAGCCGACCTCCCATCCGGTGAAGTAGCCTGTATGATTTTAGTATGCGCTTTCCCACACTCCGAACACTCTCCATATTCACTCGTCCCCGCCTTAATACAAATCGTTGGTAATTCTTCAGGAAATACAGCGAAATGTGCATCCTTATATGGTTTGGTATTGATCTTCCAGACAGATCGTTTGTTTCTTGTTTCGAACTCCATATCTCTCTCTCTTGTTAATCCATTGTGTATGTTTTCTCTATCTTTAGAGTTATTTACATTCATAGGATTATTCCCACCCCACCCTCCACCTACTGCCTTTTCTTTTATAGCATCATTATCATAGAAATACTGTGCTGATTTGGTTAAAAGGAATATGTATTCATGCGATTTCGTGCATCTATCTGTTACTGATTCAGGCATGGGGTTAGGCTTGTGCCAGATAATGTCTTGCCTTAAATACCATCCATCAGCTTGTAATGCAAAAGCAACTCTCCACGGTATACCGACAAGGTCTTTTGTTTTTAATCCCACTGGAACTCTTTGCCCTCCTCCAAGTTTTCCAGCATTTGTTTTTTGTTTTGGTGAATATTTAATGACTCTATCACCATCCGATTGGTTTGAAGCGTAACTATCCCCCAAATTCAACCACACCGTACCATCATCTTTTAATACTCGCCTAACTTCACGAAATACCTTCACCATATTCTCTACATATTCTTCTGGCGTTGCTTCAAGTCCGAGTTGTCCATCGGTTCCATAATCACGGAGTCCCCAATACGGTGGCGAAGTCACTACACATTGAATAGAATCAGATTCAATCTCTTTCAGTTTGTCGTTTACGTTTCCCTGAAGAATCATCTCGTCAATAAATCCCTAAGAGGCTTGAGCATTTTCGGGCTTGTCTTCGACGTATTCAACCCTGCAACAGCTTGAACCGTCTTTCAGTTGCCAGCTATCGTTAGGCATTTCTTTTTTACCACACTTGGAGCAGTAAGCTAAGTACAGTCCTGTTTTTGTTTTACCGAATTTTGCTTCAAATGATTTATGTTCTTTTTTAGGCTTTTCCCATTCCTTATTATTTTTGATCCATTTATTGAGCCTCCTTTTTATGTCAAACGTTTGTTGCATCTCCGCTTTGAATTTAGTTTCTCCCTTATTCATTTCTGTCCAATAATTAATAAATTCACACATTAAATTACCTTCGATTTGCCATTCTTCACCTATTTTAACAGCATCAAGAGCAAATTTATCGGCTCTCTTATCTGTTTTTTCTTTTACTTTTGATTGATCTTTAGATTGATATTTAACCTTATCTTTAGCTTTAAGGGTTACATAAACACTTTCAATACCTTTCATTAAGCCTTTCTGAGTAAGTCTCTTAATAACACTTAAATGGGGCTTAGAATTTGGTTTAAGTATGCCATATTGAAACTCGATGAATTTGGGAATAAAATACTGATCATCGCCCTTAATGTATTCCATCTTAGCCGTTATTTCAGTTGGCAGTTCATCATAATCAACCCATTCACCTATTAGAAACTCTGCTGCTTCCCAGTCAGCATCCCAGATCCCAGCGTGATCGCATCTTGTTAGCAAATAGATCCAGAACAATTTGTTCTTTGGGGTTAATCTGCGGAACCATGCTTTGTCCCATATTTTAGTGTCTATAAATCTCTTAGCCATAATATTTTTCCTTTTTTTTGTTTAATTCTAAAAGTTCTTTTTTACTTAAAAAACAATCAAACAAAGCACTTAATTTTTCTAATGTTTTGTTATAATCATTATAAAACTTATACCCATGTAATTTAAATCTTTTTTGATTTATAGTCTGAATGTCTTGCATTTCCCGAACATATTCTTCCGTCCTTTCTAAGATTTCTATAAACAATACAGGATGTTCCCAGTTTAAAGATTTCATCCCTCTAAAAAAACTATCCACCAACCCCTGTATCATCTGGTGGTCAACATTACCGTAGTCGTTGTTATGTATCTGAAATTGGTATTCATGGGTTTCCTGTTCGTCTTCGTACATTTCATGAAAAACATCTTTAAATACTAATCTTGCCATTTTAATTCTCCCGTTCGTTTAAAAATTTACAAATAGAGTCAGGGCTTAATTCCAACCAATGTTTATACATCGGCGGTTCATTCATAATTATTATATCCGCATTGTAAAGAGTCTTTGCGAATACCGTTGCTTCCACTTCATCCCAAAACCACCTAAATTTACCTCCAGGTATTTCTACATAAATAAGTGGTATTTTTAATTGTTTTCTAGCCATTTTCTATCTCCATTATTTTTTGCTCTATTTCGTGTTTAATATCTTCATAATTCCAAGGCTCTTTGTTTATCGTATTTGCCCGTTTCTTCAGTCGGCTTAGTAAAGCCTTACCTAATGTCTTTTCCGCCCATCTATGGGCATCTATGGGGTGCTTATGCCACCAATACAAGTGACATCCCAGGCATAAAGCCTTAACATTATCAAGATTGAATTGCATTTTAGGGTATTTGCCCCTGGGATAGATATGGGATGTTTGAAGATTCTTTTCCTTACCGCATTTCAGGCATTTCTTATCCCGCAGGATAACGTATTCCCGGAGCAATTTATGCAATTTATTTCTTTGTGCTTTTTTCATTAAAAAGGCAGATCGTCATCTTCTCTTGGTTCTTCTTTTAACTCCTCTTCCGGTTGCTCCATCAGGGAGTCTATTGAATTAACTATTTCCCACATTTTCGGCATAATTTCATCAACCAACATAACCTTTTCCTCTGCATTCAACCCATTAGCAGAGCAAGCTATCTTAGTTGCGTTATTAAAAGCCATTCCAAAACGTATATTGTCCTGAGTTGTAATGTCTCTTTCCTTAACTGAACCATATCCGTAAGGTTTTTCTATGGCACTGCGAGTATCTTCAACCTTCTTAGTCCACTCTTTACTTGCTCCTTCTATTTTATACCGGATTCCGTCTTCTGTCTTTGTCATCGTGATGTCAAGCAGTTCTCCTTTTGGAAAATCCACCAAGTGCTTGTAAAGAGCGATGGAACATTTGAAATCAAACGATTGACCTGTTTTAATTTCAAAAGGTTCTTTGTCTCCGTATGGAGCCGCATAGTACGATTCTCCGATATTTACACAAGGTAAATCATATTCAATTTTGCCCTCGTATCCAGACGGTTTTCCCTTGATCGCAATCGGATTGTCTTGTAGTTGTAGGGATAGTGGCTTATCAATATGATGTGCCATTTTCAGTTGTAAAAATGCCATTTTCTGACTCCTTTTTAGTGTTAGTAATTCATTAAATTAATTTAATAATCATCTGGGTGACAGCAATACAAATTGCTAAAACCGCCAGGGGAACTACAAAGATCGGTAAAGTATTGTCCAACCAGTCAATTATTACCTCTATAATTTTAATCATTTTTAATCTCCTTTATAAATTTCTTGAAAATTGCAAAAATCATCATTGCCCCAAATACAACCACGATCCATATCATTGCCGCAATTCCAAGCACCAATAGGTTTCCGATCCACTCTGCTATGCTAACTATCATCTTGCTGCAAACAGGGTAAACTGATCCGGGTTAATGAAGTCATCTTCAGTCTTTAATCTCCAAAGATGTTCCCTCTTTCCGTAGCTCCCCATCGTGTATTTATCGGTTTTGATTAGTTTACCGGAATCGGTTAGGCTTGTCAGGGATCTACGGATTGAAGTAATCGGGCACCCCAGGTTCATTCTACCTAAAATCATGCTGGGACTCAAAGGTTTATCGGATAGGCAGAAGTGATTAAGGATTAATTGATCCTGAGTCCCCCCCTTTTTTCGAGAGGCTACTAAATCAATCCCGGTTTCACTTGTTGTATTATAATAACTCATTGTTCTCTCCTGTTTAAATTCTCCACAATGCAATTCGTCCAAATCCATCACCCCGAATAGCTGTATTCCAGCCTTTTTCACTTAATCTAAGTTGTTCAGACTTGAGCCATCCCAGATCGACCTTTGTAAGATTTTTGGTGATTTGCTGGCAGTCTGCCTTGTAAGGTTTCTTCATTATTCACTCCCCTTTAGGTTCTTTAAATTATCTGCTAAATCTTCAAATTGTGCGGCAGATCTCATGTCCGGAAAACTCCTGGACATATGTTCGAGTGCATCTTCTATCAGTTTGAGTTCGGTCTGACTACAATAAACAATAACTTCAGCAGATCCGGGAGCACGAGGTAGTTCGGAGTTCCCATTTAACATGACATCCCGAACCCGCCGAGTTAATTCATTAAATCTTTCAACCCCCTCATTAATCCTGATACAAAGGGCACTGAAATGACTAAGCTTTTGCGAATCCGAATCCAGATCCTCTCCCTCCGTAATCGTTAGGAGACTCTCCAGGAAGTTAAACAGATTCAAGTAGTCCTGTTCAAGTTTCAGATACTGAGATTCTGAGTGTTTGTTTATCATCTTGCCAAGAGAGCTATTCATAATCTATATCCCCCCGTCTAAATGGTGACTTGAGAAGTTCTGTCACTCCAGCTATAATCTTAATCCAAAGCCCATTAGTCCTACGATTGGCTCCCCTTTTCTTTCCCTTATCAGATCGAGTCTTTCTCTTACGTTCAAATGGTATCGGCATTATAATTCCTCCAGTATCTCGTTAATCCTACCAGGATGCACTAATTCGCCTGTAATTATATCCTTAACGCTTAGAATTTTCATTTTCGGACAACTACCTAAGTAACTGTCAAAGCCCTTCAATTTGGCGATTTTATAGCGTATTAGTAGGTCATGTAGATTATCATCGGTAAACACTCCAAAGTCTAATGTGGGATGTTCAAATTCAACTTCCATACAATAACGTTCTTTTTCAAGACACTCATTACATACCCTTTCTCCCAAGTCCATCTGGATTGCAGGGAATTTGTGATCACATTGAATACAGGTAAATTCCATTACTCACTCCTTAATGGTGTGCTGAAATCATCAGAAAATAAATAAACCTTATCATCTTCGCCCCACGGTTCACTAAATCCGTTAATCTCGATCCCCATTTTTTCCAATTCTTTTTTGGCTTGAATGGTTAAAAATCCACAATTAGAATCCCAGGGAAAGATTCTTGATATTCCGCTAAAACAAAAATCAGTAATCTTAAATCTGGTTCCCTTATGGGTGGTTGAGCTTAGATACTTCACCACGAACATTCTTTTATTTTTCATCACTCACCCCCTGCATTGGCTATGACATCTCTTGCATTTTCAAAATGTAAATCAGTTTCGTTATCTTTGTCTCGATCATGGTAATCCAAGATCATTTTCAAAGCATTTAGCATCTCAGGTGCTGATGCGATTAGGTTGGCATTAGCATCATTCTGGTATAAGTTTGCTATCGGATAATTATCATCACCAGCAACTACTCTATAATAGCCATTTTTCTTTTTTATAGACTTCCATTGTCCATTACTTATATCGCATTTTGTTTGTTTCATTGAAAACTCCTTATTGTTATTTTATTCACGATTCAATTTATATTAAAAAAACGACAAAGTAAACCCTTTTATTCATTTATTTTAAGGGTTAAGAAACTCTATATAATAAGGGGGGAAGTCAGGGGCGATTGTATATATTGTGAATATGGACGATTAAAGAGTAAACGCCCGGATCACCCCCGACTTTAGGGTAGAAATTTAATAAAAAAATTCCATAATATTAAGTTTAAATTAATTGCTGAGTCAAGTTCATTGTAGTGCTATATATATTGCTGGCTACCTCTGTAAATTGTAGCGAATCAGCAGACATCCGAACCCAATGGTAGGCACTTCCGTCATAATATACAAATTTAAATCTATCCTGCTCTGTATTATCCCTCAATGCTTCTAACGATGTTTTCATGGCTACCGTAATAAAACTCCATTTCCATGACCAAGTTGTGATTGGGTCGTGCTTTTTAGTAGAAAATTCACTACCAGAATAGGTGGTTGTTATTATGTTCCCGGATTTTTTTGATATAATGCTTTGTAAGTCAAACTCAAAATCAAAATCATACTTAGCACCAATTAAAAATTCCGTGTTGTTTGCAACGGCTCCACTTGTTGATCTCAATGTCCAGTATTGCTTTGAGTCTTCTGAAAATGTATCTATTGTCCAGCCAGCAACAAAAGTATCCGTCATTGCATTGGTAGTCGATGCAGACGCCATATCGGCATTTGCAGAACCATAGAGAGTCAGATTGTCGGTCTCATCCGACGAAAAATAAAGAGCAATAGCGGATACCGCCACAGCAGAACCGAGATTAATTTTAATCGCATCCCCGCTACCAAAACTTGAAATACTCAACGCTAGGGACTGATCGAAAAATCGGTCTTGATCTGTTATACTTGCACTCGCTGAAAAAGTCGACCCATCGTGTGTCCCTTCCGTATATGATCCACTATATAATTCCTTTACTGGATAAATAAATGACTTTGCCATTACAATTCTACTCCTTTTATTTTTAAACCATCCAACCCTCTCGTAACGCTGATAATCTTAAATTTCTTACCAGACCAACTAACTCCATTACATAGTTGTTGATCATCCCAGACAGAGTGGTCAAATTCGAAAACATCTGTTATCTCTGCCCGGAAGAATTTTGTTGCACTCGATTCTCCCAATAGATTAGAAGTTTTAAACTCTATCACGTCTCTGAGTGTTGTCCAAAATGCTCCCGATTGATAAGATCCCGTCTGTACCCAATGATCAGCCAATAATCCCGCCGTTGTTGTATCTGCTATATAATCTGCGTCAATTGTTTTTTCCTGGGTTGCGTTGTATTGATCAATAGAGCCAGTATTAGATGCATTATTAACCCGCTCAATAACTTCCTGTAGAGATCCTGTACCCTGCTTTCTATAGTTAAGAATAATATCGTTGACCAATTCTCGGAGACTTGTCTTTTTAATTTTTAATGTATCCAACTCCACATCGTCCAGTCTAATATCATCAAAATCTGTACTGTCGCTAGCAAAAAAAGTATCCATGCTAATTTTATTTACATCGTTATAATAGATAAAACTTTTAGACTGGAAAGCAAGTTTCTCCAGGATCTTTTGAGAAGAAACCTGGCTATTCAATACCATGTTCATTTTCCAACTCGCCAGCTCTGTATCAACAGCCTGAAAACTCGTAGTATCTACCGTCTGACCTAATTCATCATAAATAATAGAGTCTGCTATCTGAGCGGGTCTTTCTAATAAATCCCCTGTACTCAATCCTGAAAAATGCCCAGCCACGGTAGAACTTGCTTCTCTCCCCTTACATTCAGCAAATAAGGGCAAATGTGAAGTCGGGAGGTACTTCAGTCTCTTGAATATTTGAGAAATAGATATAATACAAGCACCAACTGTATCCCATCTGACATTAGATGACGCTCCTGCTACAGTTGCCGCTTGGGTTCCGCAAGCCTGAAGAGTGGCAGTGACTCCAATCCCGCTTAAATCAATTGAATTAATCGTATAGGTTGGACTCCCAGAGGTTTGAATAGACGTAAACGCAAACACTGCTACCTCTATTATATCATCATCTGAGATAGAAGGGTTGTAAGCAAAATACTGTTGATCTTGACGTTCATTAGTGGACGCATCAAATTCGTGGTTAATTGTAGCAGATGTGCTTGCAAGCTGATCACTTATTCGTTCAACGTTAGACGTATCATCTTGTCCTAAAATATCAGTAAAATCCCCACTCCCAAACCAGTAGTCATAAAAATATTCACCAAAATCATGTTTGATAATAGCCCCAGAGGCACTATTTGAAACAGTAGTGTATGTTCTTAGTTCAACATACCTTCCAAGAGCGGAATCAAACGCCCACATTTTTCCGATTGAATCAAGTTGGTGATGCGAGATTATCCACCTTTTTTTATTGTCATCATCTAATCCTAAATATACCATAGGAACAAGGCTATTGCTCTGATCGAAAGTACAAGTAGTCCTTGTGGTATGGACAAAGTTAAAAGTATGATCACCGTAGACTATGGGCTTGAATTTACCAAGGCTATCGGCAGGAATAGGAGCAGTCCCTTGTTTATCTGATGGCGTTATAATAGATTGAGGCAAGGATTTATGCACCGTACTTGTAGAATTTTCCACGCTAATACTGATAATATCGTTATCTATTTTAAAACCCGAAGCCAGTCCTGAGTATATTTTTACACAATCGTCTATATCGGTGACCCCATCTATCCACAGGAAAACATTAACCTCTCTATTATAGATATTATAGTCATCCAAAAAACCGCTAAATTTTGATGATCTATATCCCGACAAAACAAAGGCAGTATCAATTATTGATATACTAAACCCCCCTATGGATGCCTTATGATTGATAATATTTAAATTTTCACTGATAACTGGAGGTTTTACTAATAAACCGTGTACATCCAAGGAACTATCAGAAAGATAAAGATCCCGTGTTGAAAAATAGAAACTAAGAGCACCATACGCACTCGTAGATTTGTTAGATTTAACTTCAACAATAAATAGAAATTCTTGGGCGGTAGATTCGTTTAGTGCATCACTAAATCCAGATTCTACACCAAACATTAGGAGACCGCTATCCTATTAAACCCCAGCCTTGCCCTCTCTTCTATAATATTTGCTAACTCGTCTGCATTTTCTTGACTGCCTATAAATTTACCAACATTAATAGTAATTCCGCCCATTCCGCTTACGAGATTAGATTGTTGTGATTGGTTGAGTATCACTTCTCCAGGAGTAAGCATTGCCGGGACAGTATCTCTCGTCCCAGAACCTGGAACAATTCCACCTTGTGCAAATTCTGTAGATTCTATTTTAGCAACATTAGCCAATCCTGCGGCAACTACTGCGGCGGCAGCAAGTAAATTCCAGGGTGGAGGACCAGAAGCGAGGGCTTTATTGGCACCAGCGTAGGTATCAATGAGAGCCGAACCTTGGGCAAGTCTCTTAGAGACTAAGGCACTTCCTTTTGACGCCGCATTTAAGTCAGACAGGGCACTAAAGACCCCGGATGTCGTTCCTAATTTGGCTGCCAGGACATTCGCTTCAAATTGTACTCTCTGTTGAGAGATAAATTTTTCAGCTTCTGCTACACTCAGTCCCTGAGCAATCATTTCTTCAGATTGATTTTTCGCCTGAATACCCGCCATCTTTGCGGCATGAGCATGTCGGGTCAGACCGTCAATTTTTGCCACTACAACGTCCTCAGCACCAGTTTTTTCTGCATCTTCTTTTTCTTTGCGTCTCTCTGCCTCTTCTGCGTCCAGTTCTTCTCTCGCTATACGTGCTGTTTCCATAATTTCAAGTTCAGCATCTGCCCTTTGTTGGGCTTGGTCTACAATGAATTGATAGGTGACTTTCCAGCTTTGTGCAAGTGCATCGGCATCCAGTGCTGCTTGAACTTCCATGTGGCTGGAAAATGCAGCAATAGCCTTTGAGTTGTCTTTGCTGAAAGGTATGATGCTTGCCAGCTCGTTTTTGATTTTCATCCCCATTAATTTTGCACTGTCTTCTATACGCCTCGCAGCAATATCAAAAGTCATAGACATTAAATTGAATACAGCAGAACTATTGTCTTTTAATGTGGCTCCGATTTTATCCCAACCAATGTTTCCGAGTTTTTGTAGTTCTGCATTAGCTGCTGTAATAGCGGGCTGTATTTCGTCGATGATTATGTCACCAATCTCTATCATGATACCCTGCATACTATTCTTTATCATGGACATTTGCGTATTGAATGCCGTAGCCATTTTTTCAAAAGCTATTTCTGTTGCTCCCGCCGATTCAGTTTCAAATGCCCTAACGTTTGCACGAAGTACATCAAAGTTATTAGCAAGAACCTGTATTCCAGCGATAGCCTCAATACTGGGAATGAATTTTTGAATCGACTTCTGATCCATGCCCTCAAATTGAGCTATTGTACTGACCAGATCCACACTGCCGTCCTTAAACTTAATTACTTCTATTCCCGCAGCCTGCATCGCATTTCTTGCACTGTCCGTAGGTGCACTAAGGGCTATGATTGATGCCTTTAGTGAGGTAGTGGCTTCTGCCGTCTTAATACCAGATGCAGTAAGGGTCGCCATTGCCGCCCCAACATCCGCAAGACTCAAGCCCATCGTTTTAGCAAAGGGAAGAGTCATACCAAGACTGGATGCCAATTCATCCATTGTTGTTTTACCGAGTCTTACTGTAGTAAATAAAATATCAGCAACATTATTCACTTCATCGGATGTCTTCCCATAGGCATTAAGGGCGGTGGTTAGTAAATCTGCCGCAGATGCAGCCGATGTAACACCACCTACTGCTAATTTACTTGCGGTGGCAAGGATCTTAGCGGATTCTGCAGCGGAAGAAAATCCCGCAGAAATAATGTCATACTTTGCCTTACTGATAGAACTGAGAGCCAGCCCGGATGAAGCCGCAACCGATCTCAATTCCCGGCTCATAGCAGGGAGAGTGTGTTCATTAGTCTTGGTCATTAGGGTAGTGACTTCGAGTAATGATTTCTGGAAATCTCCAGCCAGCTTTACAGATAGAACAGCAAATCCAGCTCCAACTAATGCAGATTTAGCCCCAAGACTTACAATAGAGCTGGTGACATTTTTTAATGCCTTGCCAGTTTTTGCAGCACCCTTTTGGCTGATCTTCAGTATTATATTCTTAGGCATTTTCTTTTGCGTTAAGTTTTTCTATTTTATTAAATTCGTTCTCAATCAGAATAAAACAATCGGTACGGAAGGCACTTAATTCATCTAAATCCATACCCAGGGGAACATTGAAATTCTTGCAAAGGTAGTAATCGTTTATCATTTCAATCTGCCAATCTCTAAGCAAGGCATTGGGATTGCTAAAAAAGGGAAGATTGTAATACAATGTCTGTCCGAGTCCATATTTTTCTGTCTCCGATTGCTTTATCAGTTTTATTATTTCATCAAGAATGTCTTGTTTTGTTTTAAATTCTTTTCTTTTGCCAGTAATTGGGGACTGAGCCATATAAGGGAGGTCTGCAAATCCAGTCGAGGTCCCCCTAACATGACACCAGACCGCATAACTCAGTCCCCATGTCCAGAAGGGCTGTCAAATCCCATGTATGAATTTATTATCTCCATAAGGACTTCATCTTCTGCGAGAGCAGTTAGATCACCAAGCATCTTGTCGGCATTTTTTTCTGTCCCGAAAGCGATCAGGGCAAACTTATCCGCTAACTCGTGTACGTCCTCTGGTTTTAGATCCTGAAAGACGACCTTGACCTTGCCGTATAGTTCCCTGCGCTCCTTGCGGGTTATATCCTTGCAGTCAAACTCGCCATGTTTTGTTGTTATGATCACTTCGACCTCCCTTTTATTTTTACCAAACGGTTACTGCTTCATTCTTGAATGTAGCAATCTTAAACGCCTCAACACTTCCGTTCTGAACACATTCAAATTCTAACGTGTGAAACACTCCACTCTCACTTAAATCCTGTCCAGGATCGCCCGTATATTGAATTTCAGCATCGATTTCCATCTCCCCCTCAGCATTAGGTGCGCTATTTCCAATAATTATGTTCAGGGATAATGTATTGCCATCCAGAAAGTCTTGAATCACATTATTGGCAGCACCGTAGTCAAACTCATCGTCGTGCTTAATAGTAATACTGCCCGTAACTACATATTCCGGGAAGACATACAATTCAGCATTTCCAGGGGCATCAAACCCTACTCTATTTACACCATTAGCGATGTTAAATGTAAACGACTTCATAACGAATGCTTGAGTCGCATTACCTTCCACATCCAGCGTCCTCGTCTGAGCATCAAGTACACTGAAGTAAACAACCTCAGCAGCTACCCATGTCCCATCGAATGTCTGTTCGAGTACGGTTGTTGTTGTTGGAACCACTCCCAGATTGGAAAATCCGCTAAAATAATTACCACTAATAGTAACCATCCCATTATTTGCAGTCACATCACCCGTGATTGTAACATCTGAGCATACCACGCCACAAACCTTGATCCCTTCGGCGGCAGCCGGATAGTAAGCCAAATTTACACTATGCGGTAATCCGCTTGTAATGGCACCTCCGATTGATGTTTTATTGCTTGCGCCATCTATCTCCATCTCATGTACAATCGAGCCAGACTGCCCATTTTCCTGCCCAACTAATAGCATGTGTTGAGCTAAAGTCCTGGGGGTTGCCAGCATTTCAAAAGGCATCGTAACTGTTCCGCCCCTTCTATTAATGACAGTGTCTGCTGCGTTTTTTACAGTACCCCTTCCGCTTAATAATCTCGATTCTCTGAAAATATTAAATGTCGGTTTCTGTGCTTGCACTACCGGTTGCGTTAAATAGTCAGTACCATCATTACCGCTTGAATCTAATCCTACGCCGAAAGCTGTCTCAGCTTTTAAGCCATACTTTATACTGCTTGCGAGGACTACTCTTGTGTCAGCCATTATTCAGCCTCCTTTGTTTTTGTTTTCGTATTTGTTGCTTTTATAACGAACCCCATTTTAAGTAATTCGCTTGCAGCGTCTTCAGGTAAATCTACAACTTCACCGTCCCTGAGTTTATTTAGTGAAGCAACATCACAGAGAATCCCGTTAGAATTAACTCTGTGAATTTTATCCAGCTCTGCTTTCAGTTTCATTATGTCACCTCTATGTTTTGACAGTTAAATGTTCCGATTCCTCTCAAAAGAGTGGGATCGTCTTCGTCTATTTCGTATTCAATGCTTGATATATTTGCATCAAACCATTTCTCACCATTTGAATAAGAAACGTTGTTGAATACCAAGCGTTTAAGCCTTTCCATTACATTACTTACCTGCTTGATATTGTTTTTAGTATATTGACCGCCAAATTTCAGTTGGTAGTTTACTAAAATATTGTATTCCCTTTGTGCCCCGCTTGACATATAAGTCACTAAGGTGTCTGATTCTGGAATTAATAGGAAGGATTGGTTGCCACGGTGTTCGTCATAATGCACCGGTATAGCAAACTCATCATTAATTAATGTGACAAGGGATTCCATTACATCGTCATAAATTGTATTAGTAAACGTGATCGGCATTAGAACCTGCTAACCCTTACCGATTTTATGGGAGTAAAGGATTGGTCTAATACACCGCTGACTTCAAGTTCATATTCGTCATTGGTCGTATAAAGCCCTGCAGCAAAACGAATCCACATATTATAGGAAGCGGATTGCCAACCGCAGTCAATAACTTCTTCACTAACATCCTGTTCCATTTTTAAACCTTGTTCATTTCTTGTATAGGTCGAATATTTGACAGTTGTATTAGCAGATCCTGCCGTAATTGTGCCCCCGGTAGAAATGAGAATTTTAATTGCATCCCATTGGGTGCTCGCTTTCCCCTTTACATCGACTATACCGCCCGTGGTATTTGTATTGACTGAGACGTCTTTTAAAATGCCTTTATATTTCTGCTCCGATTCACTACTGTATAATGTAATTTGACCAGTCCTAAGCATATCCAACCAGCCCGTACCATCATCGTTTATAGCCTGGTTTTTTATCAGGTCAGCTTTCTCTACGTCATAGGGTCGGATTAAAGATTCTACCGTCATTACAGCCGTGCTACGCACTATAATTTCAGGGTAGTCATTACCAACCGCATCCGCAGTTCCGATTCCTTTGTTTTTATAAATCGGGAAAGGCAAGTAAGAACGAATGAAATCACTTGCCCTTTTTACTGCTTCGGTTTTTAGATCGCTCCAATCACGGGATGATTCAAACATTGTTGAGTTTAGAGATGAAACACTCATGCCACCCATGTAAAATTGTAATCTATCTGAACCCGAATCATATTCATATTCGTTATTAGCATTGGGGGTATCGGTTACTTTTGTTTGCTCTGCCCCATCTTTATATAATTGACCGCTAACATCACCTGAATTATGCAGGTAATATAAATTAGATACACCCGACTCAATCCAATTACTAGAGAGCACGGATTTGCCGTCGTACTGACTGATGCTTGGTTCAATAAACGATAGGTCTGTGGTTGTATTGCAATAACTTTCCTGGTATGTACTCATTTATTAACCTTTTTTATTAAAATCTTAAATTCCTTTAACAACTTCACTCATCCCCTTCGCTCTATTTGGTGTCTGTTTTGCCCACCGTGAATCAAGCATTTCTTCCGCTGCCTTCTCAAAATCACCATATTTTAAAAAAGCAATGGTCTTTTTGAACTTTGAAAACCCGCCAATTCCCAACTGGTAGCACATTTCAACAACGACCTCTTCAATCTTCGGGGGCATTTTAACGACCCACGGAAGACGGGTATAAATATCCGTAATCAATTTAAACAGCTTCCGCTCAAGGATAATACCAGCAATATCTTCTTCCACAAGGAGATTCTTAATTGCAAAACCATAGCCTATGGTATCAAATCCCAACGTATCTTTATAGACACGATCCCGGAATCCTTCGTTTGCCTTAACCGATTCTTTTAGCCGTGAAAAGTTCATTTTCCGAATCTTGGCATTTTAGAATTTCTTTAACACCTTTTTAATTTCTTCCACCATTTGATCATCTTTTTTTGTAGGTGTCGCTTTTGCTATCA